AACCTTGTGTTTCTTTATAAGTATTAAGAGGACCGCTTCTAGAAAAAGTGTCTAATTGACCACCAACTGCGCTGAAATTGCGATCTTTAACACTTGTTGATATATCACCAGCTAATTGATTTTTTAACTCATTTTGCTGTCTTTTAATAGATTCACTTCTTATTTGAGCTATGCTTATACCGCCACCAACAATACCACCAATGATTGCTCCTGGGACACCTCCAAACTGCGCTCCTGTAGCGGCACTACCACCAATATTAGCCATTATAGATCCTGCTCCAGCAACATAAGAATTCTCTGAAGCTGCTAGACTAGTTCCTACAATACTAGTTGCTAAACCTCCTAAGCCAATTTTTTGTATTCTTCCTTGTCTCCTCATCTCCATAGCCTGTCTTCTTTGATTTACATTATTAATAGTTTCTCTAGCAGCTCTTCTAGATTGCTTATCTCCTCCACCAGAAGATAATAAATTTTGTGCCTCTATTTCTGCTTGTAATAATTGATCGTCGATTTTCTCACTTTTAAGATTATCCATTAAGAAACTACCAGTTCTTAAAAAAGCTCCTCTTACTATTCCTGGTCTGGTATTTTTTTGAATTCTATTTGCTTCGCGCGCTTGATCCGCAGTTGTAGCGCTTCTAAATACTTGACCATAAGTACCAGTACCAAGATCTTGCCTTTGTTGAGCTTGTTGTTTTCTAACATTTGCTAATTCAGTAGTCGCCGCAGTTGCTTTAATTTGCGCATCAGCGGTAGCTTGAGTTTGTTTAGACAAATCATTAAAATAATTTTTAACTTCTTTTGAAACTCCACTGAATTGATCTAAAGTAACTGTGCCTTTTTTTACAGCATCAGTAAATTGAGATATATTCTCTATTCCTTTTCCTTTTAGCTCAGCTCTATTATTTTGAATAACTGAAGCTATTCCTTTTCTTAAATTAGAATTGCCTCCAACTTTTTCTGTTTGAGATTCTAATGATTTTAATTTAGATTGCTCCGCCCTAGCTAATTCGCTGGTAGTTTTTGCAAAACTTTCTGCTTGATATGCTTGATCTTTAATATCGAATTGGCCAGTCTTTACATCATAAGCCTTTCTTGCTTCAGTATACTCTATTTCTGCTCTCAAGAGGTCTCTATTAGTTACGCGCTCTCTACCTTTAATTGGAGCTTCAGCGGCTTCTTTTTCTTTTAATAGGGCTTGCTCTTCTTTCTGTAGATTTTTTAAAGTTATTGGTTCTAGGCCAGTAGTTTTCTTTTGAGCTTCTCTATTAGCATTAAGCTTTCTATTTACTTCTTCAACTTTTCTTTGTTGCTCTTGAGTTCTATTTATATCTTTCAATTTAGCAGAAGCTAAATTAACTTCAACATATTCATTCTCAGCGCCCTCTGGAACATATCTTGGTTGATTTAGAAAATCTTTATATCTTTGTCTTTTCTTTGTTAAAGCTGGAGACATTTCTGGCCCTATAGGGTCAGCATATTGTCTAGATTGCTCTACTTTTCTTCTTTCTGCTTCTTCACGGATTATTCTGATACCTTCAGTTCTAGCAGTCTCTCTATTCCTTCTTATATTAGGATCAAATTTTTCAGCATACTTTAAAGTTTTTTCTTCTAATGAATCAAATGCTTTTAAGACTTTTCTTCGAGCTTTTATTTGTTCTTCAATAGGCGCTCCACTTTTTATTAAATCTTCATAATTCTTTTTTAATGCCTGTGCATTCTTATGCAAAGATTGATGATAATCATTTATAGCTTTTATTTGAGGCGCGCTTAATTTAGTTGTAAGAGATTTTAATACTTTCGCATATTCTTTATTGCTTTCAAGAAAAACAGCAGCGCCTTCTCCTATTGGCACTTGATCTATACCCATCCTTCCTCTTTTTGCATACTCAGCTCTTTCTGGTTGAAATAATGAACCATATTGTTTCATGGTATCATCTATACCAAGAGCATGTACTGACTCATGAGCTGTATTTGTAAAATTCATATATTGTTTAGATCTAAAGCCAACAGCTCCTTGATTAGTTGCGAAAGCAGCCCAATTATTTTTACTTCTATGTTTTTTATTTGCATATTCTTCTGAAAATACTGGCACTCCCATCGCAGCCAATATTCTTAGATTCTCATTTTCAGATTCTGGCGCTGGTTTAGGATTTCTATAAGTTCTACTAGGAGCGGTACGCGCTGTTTTCCATAAATTTTTCATTGTATCAAAAAAACCACGTTTTGAACCATCTGAAAATTTTTGCAGTTTTCTAGTTCTTAACATATTTGAGGCTTTTTTATTTAATACAAAAGAGCCATTTTCTAAAAATGCAGGAAAGTTATCTTGATTACCTGAGCCGGGAACTGTGCCTACGAAACCACCTTTAGCGAAACCAGGTAATTTTGACCGAAGAAAATCCATTACAGTATTACGTCTTTTAACTAATACTGGATGGGTTAATGACTCATTATAAGTTTTTATTCCTTTATTACGCTCTTCTAAATATGATTTAAAAGATACTTCTTTAAAATTTTCTAATGAAGGATCTTTTATATATTTTTGAATATTTTTCTTTAATTCTTGTTTATATTTAATTAAATCATTAAAATTGACACTTTGAGAAGCTTTGCCTTGAGCTCTTAAGATATCTTCAATCATATCTTCATTGAGCTGCATAGGAGGTAATAATTTTTTTATATCTGAATATTTAATATTTTTTTCAGCAAAAACTGTCGCGCCTTCAAGTGGTAAATCGGCATAATCATTGCTAATAACTGCCTGCATAGCTAAAGTTTTAGCTGCAGCTGGCGTTTTAGGATCAAACCCTAATTCTTTATATTTATCCCCATGAATATACTGAGCTAAATAATCTCCATAATTAGCAATATAATTAGGTGTTTTTAATGCTTCATAATCTAAACCAAAATGATGCATAGATTCATGGACTGCTGTATTTGAATTTACATATTTTTTATTTTGAAAACTTTTTAAATTTATTATTCCAATATCATCAACTGAACTAGAAGTATCTATGCCCCCAGTTCCTACTGGAATCCCAATAGATGAAAAAAAACCTAAAACATCGTTATATTTTACATAATGAGGTTTAGTTCTAAATTCCTCTATACTATTAAAACCTCCTCCGATTCCCATTTTCTTAACACTATTCTTATTAAGAACATAACTACCATGAGGTAATGTCGCTGGAACAGAATCTACACCCGCAAGCCCTTGTCTATTTATTTTCTCTAAATTATTTAATCCTATCCGCTGTACTTCTTCTGGGCTAAATACAACTTCACCAGGCATTAGTAATGCATTAACTAAACCTCCAGCAGTTTCACGTTTCCTAATAGAAACGCCATATCCCAAATCAATATCATCTACTTCGCCACCTTGGCTAAAACCAGGCAAGTGTTTTTTTAATATAGATTGAACTAATCTTCTATTCTTAAGAATATTTTGTCCTTGACTAGTAGAAGTTAACTCTTCTTCAAATCTTTTTGTAAGAAAACCGCTTTTATCAGTGTCATTTAAATTTCGATCCATTCGCCTAAAAGCATTACGACTTGCAATTGTAGAAAATATTGCACTATCTTCTGGATCAATATTTTCTGTTATATCAAATAAACTTTTTATTTTTAATTTACTTGATTGAATAGCTATAGGCGCGCCTTCTAAAGATATATTTTGTCCAGTTTTTTCAAATATTTTACTTATTATCTCTTGAGTAGGTATTTCTCTTCGAATGCCATACCCTAATATTCTTGCATATTTTTTTATATATCTATTGTATAGAGAATCGTGATTTTTTAAATTATAAGCATCATAATCTACTCCTAAACCATGTACTAATTCATGCAACCCTGTGCCGCGCTTAGTTTTTAATGTATCAGATAAAGAAATAGTATTAATTACTGGATCAAATTGGCCTTTAGAATCATTTGGAAGATATGGCATTAATCCTATACCTAAGTTGTTTAATAACAATTTATAATTACTCATGAATTCGCCGCCGCGAGACATTTGTTTTACGCTGTTCTTATTAAGCACATAACTACCATGAGGTAATGTTGCTGGTACAGAATCTACGCCCGCAAGTCCTTGCCTATTTAATTTTTGTAAATTACCTAATCCTATCTGCTGTACTTCTTCTGGACTAAATACTATTTCACCCGGCATTAAAAGAGCATTAACATAACCGCCTTGCGCAAATTTCTTTCTTTTGTTTAGAGCTCCATATACTGTATCAAGCGTTTCATTTCCATAAATAGGAGGTCTTGTTAAAAATTTATCCATAAAAGGTACAGATGAAATATAACCAGCAGACCTTCTAGTTATCAAATCGTTAGGATTACTTCCTCTAATAATAGAGGCAGTTCCTTGTAGCATATTATAAGCTTTTGGAGCAAGTATGCTTCCAATACCTGCTGCAAAACCAACTTGTAATGTTGGACTAAGAGTATCTAATAAAAAAGTTACCGCTTTAATAACTTCTCTTATTTGATCAAGCATTATTTTAAATCCGCTACTCTCAGCTACTTTAGTGCCGAATGAAGCTAGGTCTTGTCCTATTTTTGTTATTTTATTAGATAAAGAATCCGCTGTTAATTCAGCGTCTTTAGAAAGTGAATTATCTCCCTTTCTAGCTTCTGCTAAAGCTTTATAACTATCAGCAACCCCAGTAATTAATGGAATTGCTATTTTTGCTTGACGAACACCACCACCGATAGCATTAGCTACTTCAATAAACGTAGTAGTATTAGAACCTACATTTTGTAATTCTAGATTTAATTTTTCTGCAGCTTTTAATGTTCCAATAAACTCTCCTCTAGTATTTCTTAGAGAAAAATTTGCCCCCAATATTTCTTTTAATTTTGCTTCAACTGATGGGTCTTGCAATCTATTTATAATAGTTCTTAAACCAGTAGAAACAACACTTTCAGATAAACGAGTTGTACTACGAATACTCGTAACTATAGAAGCAAATTCACGAAGTTTATCTAAATTTTTATCCGCATTAGGAGAAACTCCTAAACCTAGAACATCACCTCCTAAAATACCTTCAGAAGCAGCAAAAACACCACCAGCGCTTTTAATAGCTTCAATAATGTTACCAGCTTCGACCGCATACTTTTTAGACAAAGTATTTAATGTACTTAAAAATTTATCAATATTTTTAGTAGATCCGTCAACATCTAATAATCTAAACTGAGCTATAGCAGATACAACACCTTCTGTAGTTTTTTCTAAATTATCGAAAGTTGGAACTAATTGAGTATTAGCTAGACTTCTCATTAGCCCTTGAATTGTTTTTAATCCAAAACCAGCTTGAGCTAAAGTATCTGAGGCTTCTAGTAAGTCTGTTGATGCGACACCAACATTTCTACTAAGTTCTAAAATACTAGAGGAGAATTTATTAACTTCTGCTGCTGTATTACCAGTTATCTGTTGTAATTTAATTTGAGCACTATTAATTTTTATAATAGCATCAAAACCATAATCAATTGCTTGTACTATTTTCTGAACACCAGCAGAAGCTACGGCGAACTTTGCAAATTGTGCAAAACGAGTACTAACACCACCAACAAACGAATCAAATAAGTTAACTGTTTTATTTAATTTTTTAGTTTCTTTTTCTATATTAGAAGTAAAATCTCTATAACTAGAGATTGCTTTTTGAGTATTTCTCTCAATAGAAGAAGACATTCCTTTGCCGATATTTTCTGTTTCTTGAACTAAACTTCTTGCTTTATTTTTAATCTGATCAAAATTAGCAGCGCTCGCCCCTTTAACAGCTAAGTTAATAGGAATAGAGCCGCCCAACTCTTTACGAATTTGAGCGGCTATATCTGAAACGCCTTTTTTAGGGCTAAAGTTAAGTTCTACTTGCCCACGAAGTTTAAAATCGGCCATTATTTATAACAACCTTTATTTAAGTTGTAACAGTCTCAATTTCTTTTTCATTAACAATCACAGGATTATCATTATCATCAAGAAATGGTTTAAATTCTTCTGGTTTTGGAGCATCTACAGGAGTTAAATCTTTATTATAAAAACCATATTTAACTAAGAATTCATTCTCAGGTAAGGTAGAGAAAAAATTACCTCTATCTGGATATAAGATTTCTACCATACACGAGGCTGCTTTTTCTAATAGATTACTATCAGTGCAGTTTTCCCAATCTTGATATGTAGTAAAGACTCGCTTGCCTTCTGAATCAAACAAGCATGAATAAACTAAGAAATTAAATTTAGCATCTTCAGCCACGCTTTCAGCAGTTAAATCATCATATTTAGTTCTATAGCTTACTAAACTATATAGTTGTAAGCGAAGTAACTGAGCCTTTTCAGCTCTTTCTTTCATTTCTTTGAGTTTAATGCCGCCTGTTTTTAAAGGTTTAATAAGCTCATCAATTTCATTGCGTAATTTATCCATCTTATCATAATCTTCTTGAGATAAAAGACCTAATTCTTTCAGTTTATCATCAAGTCGATCACGTGGCACGCTATCAGTTTTTAAAGCTTTATTATATTCGCTCATATAAACTTTTTTAGCTGCGCTTTCTATATTAATAGTAGGCTCAACTACTTTATACATTTTACCGTCGATTTCAAAAGTTTTAATATTACTCATATCCTAATCCTCTTTCTTTAAATCAAAATTGTAACTAAAATTTGCATTATGTATAATAAAATAGTCAAATTCTTTTTCTATATAAGAAATTCTACTATTTCCTAAATCTAATATTTTTGTTCTTGTTGATTGCCAAATTTCACGCATTTTTTTCTCTTGCTCTGTTAATTCATTATAATCTTTTCCATGACCCCATAAACTACCAAAGCGTTCTTCCATAGAAGCTAATGCGCCGATCATTATTGTTTGGGCTTGTTTTTCAACATACTCTAGCAAGCTTTTTTTAGCCTGATGTGAGTACCTTTCATTTCTTTGCCTTTTCATTTAATTTTCCTAAAAAGTTTTTGGCAACCATTTTGTTAGCCTGATTATTCATATTGTTAATACGCTTAGCGTCTTCAGCATCTTTAGCAACGACAAATATGTTTCCTCCTTTAACGCCAGCCCTATCTAATTGCTTATCTATATCTCTTTTTGCAATATCACCCTCTCTTTTCCTGCTATTATTAATAAGCCATCCATCAAGTAAATCTGAATCATCTAAAACTTCTTTATCTGGACAATTTGGATTTTGTTGAATAGCATCAAACATCTTTGAGGTATTTATAATTGTTATTTGCTCTTCATTTAAAATATCTTTATTATTAAATAAAGTATCTTTACATCCCCAATATAAAGACCATTCTTGATGTCTAGCTATTTTTCTATAGCAATCAGATGATATTTGCTCAAGATTATTATACACCTTATTTACAAAAGTAAATGAATCAGTGTTAATTTTATTCATATTTTCATCATACAAAAGCTGCGCAGTAATCCATAATTTTGTATTATACTCTGCCCAATGATCAGCAGTTATAGTATAATATGTATTTTTTTTATTAGATAATTTTATTGCTTTTCTTTTTAAAGAATCTATAGTTTTTTTAAGTATTTTCATACTATATTCTGATTTTTGTTGATAAGCAAAAAAATAATCTACTTTTACATCATCTATTTTTTCTGGCAGTTTTTCTATTTCGAGCAGTTCTTCTTTAGTAATCATATTTTTAGTTAAAGCCAAATCATGACTTTCTTCTAAACTAATAAAACTACTAGAAATGCCTTCAAAATATTTTTCTTCATAAAAAAACTCCGCCTGATGTAGTAAATCTACACTAGGCGGAGTATATATTATAAATTTATCGTTTAATTTTAAATATGCTTTTCCTGAAAGCAAACGATAAATATATTTCTTTATCCTTGTGTCATCAAACATTATTACAGCAAGTAAGTTGCTCGGTTAGTCCACCAAGTTGCACCACTTGAATGTGGATCAGCATCGTGCATTACTGTGAAGTCATTGAAGGTTCGGAAAGTATAACTTACGTTAACTGAACCACCACCAGCATCACCACCTGAATAATTCAATGATTGAAGCTTATTCTTTTTACCTAAGAATATTCTAGTGCCTTCGCAAGAAGCTACGCGAATTGTATGATTCTTCAAGTTCATATCACCATTCCAACAAGCGCTGTTGCCGGTATTTAATATACCATTTGCGGTTGCTGATACTAGACCATGTGAACGAGGAACAACCTGAATTTCAGTAGTAACTTCGACCGGGAACTGAATATAACGACAAACTGGTTCCAGAGTGCCTAGCTGATCAGTTCTTTCGCGTGTAATATTAGCTGAAACAGTAATACTTTGAACATTTGAATTATACGCATTGTCTACGAATTCATTAGTTCCAGAATTGCTGATGCCATCGATTATACTTGGAAGTATAGTTGCGTCTTCTTCTGCAACTTGCATATTACTATCTAAAGTTGCTGCGTTATAAGCAAATATCAAATGTTGCTTACGATTAACACCGTCTGGAGGGTTTTGAACTCCAGTAAATTGACCATTAACAGTGATGCCAGTAGAACGCGCTTGATCGGCAGTATTTAAAATTTTAGCATCATTTGATACTAAAATATCATTACCGATAAAACTAATACTTTCTCGGAAAGCATCTCCAACACTGAAAGTATAAGAAATGTTCTGATAGTACATACCAGTCATTTGAACTGTATATTCAGGGACGCCGCTTGCAGAATCGTTAGTTGAATCGAAAACTGATAAAGCCAAAGAACAACGGGCATTAGCACGACCAGCTAAGGTCGGAGTAGTAGCGTCTCGGGTAGCTAAATGATAAATAAGAGGATTGCCATCTAAAACTTTGTCAACACTAACATTAGTGTCTGGCAAATCTTCTAATTGTTGATAAACTTCTAATCTACCAAGTTGAAATATTTCCTGCAATGGAACATCTAAACCTAAAGATAAGGTTTGAGCGCCTTTAACTGCAGTATATGTGCTGCTGCCTTCTCTTGCAATAGCTAATTGCTGGACAGCGAAATAAATACGATCACAACGAGCCATTATTATTTCTCCAAAAAAAATGTACTATGTATTATACACCGGTTTTATTATTTTGATGGGTTAAATATTTCGAATCTTAACCTTACTCTTCCGATATATAAACTTGGGGTAGGACTTTCAAATGATGATGAGCCAACATTAACTATTCTGGTGCATTTCCAACTAGGTAAATCTGTATATTGCGCTCCTGTAGGAGTTCCATTACAATTTAATGGAAAAACACCAGAATCACTATTAAAAAGCGTAAAACTTTTATCATTTTGTAAAGTTAAAATAGATACTATTTTATCTCTTAAATGAGGATTTTCTGTAACTATATTGAAAACTATATCTTGGTAAAGCCAATGAGCGCTACTGCCAAGTTGTGCTCCCTCTTGATAAGAAGAAGATGTTTCTAAAACTATTGCTGGGGGTTGAACGCCGTATTGTCTTAATAAATTATAAACTTCCTCATTAGATGGGGTGCTTTCCCCATTATACATACTATCTATTAACTTAAACCACCATTCTCCTGATCCTTCCATATACACTTGAACTATTCTAAAAGAATAAGAAGCTGTTATAGTTCCAGAAGTTATTGTGCTACTTCTTACTTGTCCTAATGGATAATTTATCTCAAAATTATTACCAGTATCTAATACATTATTTACGTAGATTTCTGGTTCGGCCGGCTCTCCACTGTTGTATGAGACTTCTTCCCAAACCCAATCTTTCCTAGGAGCCGCCCAAATTTTATATCCAACTCCCACAGGAAGATCCACAGAAGTAAGATTGTAATACTTTGTCCCACAGTCATTGTTAACACCATTTTGTACATCTTCCCACGCGCCTATTTTAAGAAACGCGTAATCTATCCACGCTTTAATGTTACGCTGCAACTCAGTAGCAAAATCTACTGAAGAAAAATCATTTATATTATTGAAATCCCAATTATCGCAACAACTCATATTTTATTTATCTTTGTTTTATTAATGATAATATCTAAGACTTTATCTTGAAAAGCTTTACTTTCTAAAACATTATCAACAAAGTTAATTTTACCTACTGCTGGCATAGTCCAGCTTTTACTTTTAGAAGGTCTCATTATTAAACCTCCTGTGCCTGAGCGAGAGTTTTTACGCCTCACCCCATCAACGCTCTCAACAGTCCAATTACTAATAGTAATAGATTCTGCTTCTAATAAAAGCCATTGAAGCCAATTAATCTCTGTACTTGTACCAAAACGCTTACTTCTTCTATTATTATTAACAGAAATATATTTAGATAGTGGTAAATTTAAAACATCACTATAGTCTGATCTAATAGATTGTATATTAATAACCATATCTAAATCTGACGGACTTGTAGACCTATCTTCTATACTTACTTCTACATTTTTCTTCCAAGCATCTAAAATATCATTAAGCCCTTGATTTACTATATCATTACTTAAGCCTAAGTGTGCTCTTAAATCTTGAGGGCCTGTTATAGTTAATGACTGCCAAGTTTCAGTATTTCTTATAAAACTTACGAATAGCTCACCAACTGCAATTGTTATCGGAAAAATACTTCTAGATAAAATTCGCCAAACTTTTTGTTTAACGGCGTATGTAATCTGCCCCTCATCAATATCAAATGTCACTCTAGCATTTATCATGATTTTATCCAAATGATAGAGTAATATTCATAACCGGGCCCAAAACCACATGGTTCTGGGACACTATCTCTTCTATAAGTAACACCATCTATTTTTATTTTACCAATATCTATTAACTTGTTTTTATTTTCTAAGTTAATAACTGTTCTTACAAAGTTTTCATTAATTAAAGCTTGATTTTTATATACATAAGCTTTTTCATTATAAAATACAGCTAAATCTAATATTTTTTCTACTATAGTATTTTCGCAAGCTGTTTGATTAATCTGTCCAGGAATCCCATACTTATTAATACCAGAAGTATTGCAATTATTAAAAACAGGTATTTCATAAATTAAAGTAACTGGACGCACACAACCACAAGATCCATCTAAAATAGATGAAATTTGCTCTAGCCATTTTTCTTTTAATTTTTTAATAGCTTTATCTAATGGTCGCATGTACTAATTCATCCCTATAAGCTCTGCCTATATAATATGTTTTATCATCTACTGTTTGTGCTATTTCTTTAATAACCATCATAGTATCATCATTATTTGGAAACTTTATACCTCGTTTTACAGCTGTTTTTAAAGGACTCAACGCTGCTTCTATATCTAATTCTTTTAAAGTTTTCCATATTTTTGGATAGCCAGCAAATATTTCTTCATCGCTTTTACCTATCGCATCTTCTTTTCCTTTACCCATAGGTAATAGAATACATATCTCATATGATGTAGATACATATTCATAAATTCCCCTATTATTTTTTCTCCACTCTGGATGATTACTATTTATCACTAAAAGTTCTAATTGGCTGATTCTTTTTTCTTGTTCTTCAGCCATTTTTTTATACTTATCTCTTTCAATGGCGTCAAACTCGCGGCGATCTTTTTTTTCAGAATCGGACACTTCTTTACGATATTTAAGAAAAGTAATTAACCCACCGCCTAAAATAAAGGTGATAAAAGGCATTATATAATCTTGAATATCGCCCATGTTTACCTCACTTTATCATAAAAATAAATTTAATAGCTGATGCTATTTTACTATATAGTTCAGGAAATAATCTAGCAAATGTAGCTCTGATCAACGCTAAACCTAGCAGTATACCTATAATTACACCAAAAATTTTTAATACAATATAGAATATACCATTTATAATATTATGGATCCAATTAGCTAAAGCCTCTAAAGGACGTAATCTTAAATCAACTGAATCAATTCTTTCTTCTATGGATTTAGAACGCGCGTCCATTCTTTCAATAATAACATCTATTAACCTACGCCGTTCACGTTCTTGATTTATTTGCTCTACTAAATTAGGTAAAATACTTAATCTATCTTGCATGTCTTTAATAGAAGACAGTCTTTCGCTTAAAATTTCTTTAATATTTTCTAAAACTTTGACTCTTTCAGTCTCATTTTTATTAAATAAATCATCAACTTTATTTGATAGTTCTTGTATTAAATTTCTTAAAGGTTGAATATCTGGCCGTAATTCTATATTTTTGACCAGTCCTTTTAACTCTTCAATTTGATTTCTTAAAGGTTGAAAGTTATCACGTTCATTAATTTTCTTTAATAAATCTTCTATGTCTAAAACTTTATTAGATATAATACCTATTAAAGCACGTTGAGTCCGAGACTCTTGCTTGATATTTTCTAATATTTTATCTAATAAACCATCTTGTATTACTTCTTCTTGAACTGGTAAAGGAGGTAATATTACTTGTTCTTGTATATGATTACTAGTGATTGCTATTCCTAAGCAAAACAAAAAATTACTTATCATTAAAAAACCCTTCTAGGCCTGCCCCATTATAGAAAGTTCTGATTCCCTTACCATTTGAATCAACTTTATATCTAAATAACTTAGGTATAGTTTTATCCGTCCCTTCTAATAACTTTTTTCTTATAGTTTCTTCTTTATCGTAATCTACTAAAATTATATTTTTTCCTTTTGGGAAAATAACTTTTTTGATTTGTTCTTTTAACTTTTGGCATGGCGCACACCAATCAGCACTCACTAATATATAATAAGTTCCCTCTTTAAAACTCTTATCTATATAAGATTCTTTAATAAAATCATTATATGTTTTAAAACTTCCAGCTTTATCTTGTGAAAAACAATTGTGTGGAAATAGTAAAACTAAAAGTATTAAAAGATATCTTACCATAAGTTATTATTAATCTCCTGGGCTGGATAACCCTTGAAATTTGAAAGAGCATAAGAGTCTTGCTGTTTTAACATTCTGTCTGCATCGTCAGCGTCTACCCAGAATGAGCCTTCTGGTTGATTGTGGCGCTTTGGCCCATCAATCCAATGCTCACCCCATGAATTGACGCAAAGTAAACCTGGGCGCTTATATTCATCATCAACGCTCGCAAATAGCAAACAATGGGCCCATCTACCTTGGGCTCTAGCGAAACCTTCAGAATCTCGTTTAGAGGCAAACCCTTGATTAGAACAAACTACAACAGGATAGCCGTTTGCTATAGCATCTCGGGCCTCTTCATATGAGGTAACTAGTGCAGTAGTTTGTATCGGATGTTCATCTGCTATGGGCTCTAGTTCGTATGGGAGTCCTTGAAAACCCCAATCTTTAGCCACTTTGCCAGAATATGAAGATAAATCATATTTATCATACTTCTGTCTTAAAAGGGTTCCATTTTCTTTTACTGCTTTTTGAGCCCAAGAGCCTAAGCTACCGTCCATATTTCTTAGACGGCCTTGTCCTTGTATTACTCTACTAGTTCCATAAATCCATTCTGTAGAAGTTAAAACACCTGGCCATTTTTCTGGCTCTTTCCTTAAAAGAATTTCAACAGCCATTAATACTTCTATACCTTTAGCATAACCATGCGATACACAATTATGCACAGAATATCCATTAGCTATAAAAGAATGATGAGTATCTTTTACTCCTATATCATATACAATTGTTGGTCCTTCACAATATTGCTTTTTAGTAATAAATTTTAATAAATAATTATTATATCTATAAGAATATTTTTTCTGATTATCTATTTTAAAACTCAATCTAAAAAATGGTTTAGCATTAGGATAAGAACCTTTACTTCTTTTATTTTTAGAAATTATCGGATTAAAACCTAATATAATTAATGATTGATACGCTCCATAAATAATAGATTTACTTATAGAATCTAAATGCTGTCTTTTATGGTTAATATCGTAATGACCATCTGCTGCAAATAATCCATCTAAAAATACTTGAGAACCAATTGCCCATGCGGGAAATTCTTTAGATTTATTATTATAAAAATACTCTCTAAATAATCTACCTAATTCAACTGAATGGATGCGTATTCTCCAAGCTTTGCAATCTTTATAATATGAATCTATTTTAGGAGAATATCCTAATTGAGAAAAATATTTTACAATACGCTCAGAAATATCTTGATTGCTGACAGCGAATTCTAATCCACTTTTAGATGCGTGACCATCTCCTATAAAATAACCTAAAATAAACATTGTATCTTGATATTTAAATATACCATGATTTGGTATTTGTGTAATATTATTAATATTTATTGGCATTAAAAGAGCATCGTTTTCAGTTAAATCTTTAGCTTGAACCCATTCCGGAGCTAACTGAACGCTAATATTAGAAATGTCTTCACCATTTTTAATTTTTAATAATTCTTGTTTACTATATTTTTTATTAATATCGCGATACACAAAAAATTGATGATCTTCAGTGCATTTAATGTTCTCGCCACCACGAATTGATAGTTCAATTATAGGTTTAAAAGTTTGAATTTCTCTTGTAGAAATTACTTCAGTTATTTTGCCTTCTGCAGTATATACTTTATCACCAACTTTAATATCTTCAATATTTTTTATATTAGGACCAAGAACAGTAGTGCCAGCTACAAAACAATCACCTATAGTTTGAGTATTAATAGGAAAAGTGCCATTGCATAATTTAGTTAATGCTTCATGTAATAGAACTACTTTTTTCTCACCACTTCCAACAAGATTCCAAGCTGCGCTTCCGAATAATCTTGAAAAACTTAAAATCTCATCATGAGACTTAGCAATGCTATAATCGCGCTCTTCTGGCGCTATCCAACCAAATTCTTGACTCATTATTAATAACCGTCTCTTTCTTCTGACATTCTCTTAACTTTAATTCCAATTTTATCCAATATAAATTCTAATTTTGCCCAAATGTTAAAATAATCTAATATCGGATTTAATATATTACTTAATATACAATAACATTTATTATAAGGGGGTTTATGATGTTTAGCATGTTGATGTTTTGTTTGTATAATTGCAGCTTCTTGCAAGTAAGTAATAAATATATTATTACTAGCTCGGTGATTCCATGAGTGGACTTCATTACCCATAGATGTAAAGAAACCAATTAATAATACCCAGTATAAATCAATACCTAATATTAAAAGAAATGGCGCTAAACATACTGTCAATACTATAGGAACTAAATTTCTAGTGATGAATGTTCCCATTCTACCTATAAGTCCTGGCTGTTTATGATGCTCTATATTGTGAGCACCTATACCAAATGGCCAATCTTTAGTTGCATAAGCATCTTCAATCCAATGGAAAAGTCCAGTGAAAAAATCTGCTATTAAAAAACAAATTATTAGCGTGCCCATTATTTGATTGCTTTCAAACCTTCAGCCACTTGTAAATAAGCATCAATATAATCATCTTTAGTAGATTTAACACTTTTCATTAAATCAACATATTTACTATTAAAAACTGACCATTTAGATTTAATATTTTCTGGTAGTTTTTCTTTTAATAAAGTTGATAAATCTGTCGCCATTTGTTGTGGAGACATATTTAAACCTGCTGCGCGCGAGGCAATAGTTTCAAAACAAGTCGCTAAAATTTTTGCTTCATCTTTTCTATTTTGAGATTGTACCGACATAGCTACTTTATAAATATCTAAAGCTAAACCAGTTAGATTAATATCTGGATCTGGAGGATTTGGATTTGGCTTAGGATCAGGATTTGGCCCTGGACCGATTTCATCACCAGATATTTGTATATAGCTAAAATCGCGTTCAGACTTATCAACTACGTAATATGTAATTATAACTTTATATAAGCCAGGAGGACCAGTAAAAACATATTTACTATCATTTAAAGGTAATGATTGAACTTGTTCTGATTCTAAAACTTCTATCTCTTTATTATTTACAGTTATTTTATAGACTCTATGTATACTAATGTCTACAAATTTAGTGTCTGCTGGACTTTTATAACCAAACACTATTAATTCGTGTTGATTAACTTTTTCTGGAGCTTCTATCTGGGCAAAAACACTTGTTGTTGCTAAAAATAAACATAATAAACTTAAAATAATTTTTTTCATATTATAAACCTGTTAATTCCTTAATAATTTTTAAACTTGGTCCATTTGTTGGGCCGCCTATAATCGCACCATTTATGCGTTCGGATCTATCTGAATATGCAACACTCGATACTAAACTAAAAATCTCACCATTCTCATTTAAAATTGGCCCGCCGCTATCTCCTTGCATGCAATAACCTAATACACAAGTTCCTTTATCATCGCTAATACCTATTTTAAACATAAAATGACGAACTTTATTTGATCCGCCACCAAAACCTAAAATATGACATTCGCTGTATAAAGCTGGGTGTTCTTTTGCTATTTTTAATGGTTTTATTGAATTTGGTATCGCCGCTCTAACTATTGCCGCATCTTGTTTATGACCATGTTGTTCGTATTCTTTATTATACATTTTTAACACAGTCGCATTTTTACTTTTTTTGCCATTTTCAAATTCTATATCCATTGAAGTGCAATCAGCTATGTGACCAGCAGTCAATATCCACCCATAATACCAACCTTCTGGACAACCTTCTTGATTCTCTTCTTTAGAAATTACAGAGCCAGAACCAGATCCAGTAGTAAATTCGATATCTGCAATTTTTTCTTTACATATAATTTTAACTGTAGATTTTTTATATTCAGAATCTTCCAGCATTTTCCAAATTTCTGGCCTGTCAATACCAGTCTGGGAAAATAAAGATGGTGTATTTAAGAAAAAAAGAATAAAAATAAATAAAATTTTTTTCATTATACACCTCTTTTTTAAAGATTTATATTATACCTGTCTTATAGATAATTTTAAAGTTCTATTATCAGTTTCAGATGAGTTTCCAACCACTTTGATAAATGGCTGGCCTGCAAAAACTCTAAGATCGACTGGGACATATACTCCAGCACTTACTGTAAGAGTATAGGTGGATGCCCCGCCGACATCTTTAACTGTATGATAAACACCAGTAGACTCATTAGAACTAGCAAAAGTTACTGAACTTGAAGTAAAAGTAGCTGGGAAATAAATACCTACTAATTGAGTTTGATCATCTGTCCAGTATCCACAATCTACTACTGCGCTTGTTGTTGAACCACTATTTATAGTCGTATCAATTACCTGATATTCATTTAAATCAAATTCTGCTCTACTGGTGCCATTTACATCAAATTCAAAATTTTGCTGTTTAGTAGCATTTAAATTTATAGTGTAATATATATCATTAACATCAGCATCTGGCTTCAATGTATATATATACTTTTTATTTGGATCGCTTGGTTGCAAAACTGCCATTTTTTTACCCTTTTATTAGAAAAAAATCTATATATTATACACCATTATTGTGCAATATAGATAAGTAGTTATTAATATCTCCGTTAGGCATATGATGCACATCAAAAATTTCTGGTTTTATTTTAAAAACGCCCGAAAAAATAGCTTCTTCTGTTCCTATGTGTCCTAAGTTTAAAGATTTATCTAAAAAGTCATAAAAATAAGTGTTTAACTCATTTATTGCATTAATACCACCTCCAAAGAAAGCTGCCCTTAATACTTTAGATGGTTTTGAAGGACATAGTTGCTCATAACCTTTATATGAATATCCATGTATTTCTGTATATATTGGATATGGATATGAAGTTATAAACAAATTATCTGGCTTAATTTTATTAAAATCTATCTTTTCAAAATTTTTCACATTATAACTATTAACCAGCCCAGCGTCTATCCAAAAATATCTTTTACCTTTAAAACAATAAGCACTATTATAAGCTGCATATTTTAAAAACTCTATTTTATGTAAAGTAAGTGAAATATAATCTGGATTTTTAATAATACTGTCCCACATCCAGCTAGATTGAGTCTTCCACTCTTTTGTGCTAGTAATTTCTACAACTCTGTTATGATAGTACATTCTTCTTATATCTTCTAGATTTCTGAAATGCACTATTGCCTTTTTACCAGCCGTAAGTCTATTTATTTGTTCATAATATCTTTCATCAGCAAAAATTACTATTGGAACATTGGCCTCTAATAATTTTTCTAATCCTTTTATATAATGATCCTCAAAATTTCTATCATCTATCTTATCTCTATTTATATCTATTAATGCAGTGACTAGTACATTTTCATATTCTGTATGATCTTTATCGGTATTTCTGATTTGTAACGCAAGCTCATCAAATTTATAATAATCTACCCAAGGCAAAATTCTATTTTTAGATAATTCTTCAGGAAATAATGTTTCTGGTGTTGTCAGCTCATTTGGTCTTTTATTAACCATTATACTTTCGCCGTCACCGGTATGTATAACACATTTTTTATTTAAATAAACGCCCTTAAAACCTAAACCAAAAAATTTTCTATCTATATTCCATTCATTATAATACTTCTCTACTCTACCTAGAAGAATTAAATCTTCTCTTCTTTTTAAGTTTGGGCTCCCCTGCCAAATAAACCAATGGAAGTGATTTTTAGTTATGCGCCATGGTTTTTTATAAAAGAATGTATTATCTATTAATGTATCATCATATGAATCTATACACTCTTCTTGAAAAGTGCGCCAAGATATATCTACAGAACCTATATCTCTATATTTTTCTAATACTTGTTTTGATAGAGTTAAATATCCTGTGTCTATAAAATACCAATCTTCTTCTAAATAAAAAATATACTTTGTGGAGCAGAAAGATGTCATAAAATCTTGCGCCCACCACAATCCTCTGTTCTCAGGGAAACAAATAATGTCTGCGATTTCCCCATATTTTTCAACTAAATTTTCAAAAACGCCTTCAACGGCGCTATCATCTACAATCACAATTTTTGTAACTATATCCCTAGTTCTAAGAAAAGACTCCATCGTTTTTTCTAACAAATGGAGTCTATTGCAACTTAAAACATAGGTAGTGATCTCGCTCTCAGGCTGATCAATAGTATGTATTTTAATTTTAGCCACGTTTTAATACCATTAAATTATTAACAAACCAACCCATATAATAACCTTGAGTCACATGATTAAGAATAGAATTTTCTATATCATTATCTCTTATAAAACCTTCTTTATTAAATTTATCTTCCCAATATTCTTTTGGTTGACAATTTATATGACCGGTGCCACCTTGCCCAGGTTTAGCAGCAGTCCATATAATTACGCCGCCAGGAGCAACATTTTTGCATACTGCTTTAACTACATTATCAGATAATTTTTCATGTATATGTTCTGCAACTTCTAAGCATATTACTATATTGCCTTGATCATTTACAGTAAATAAATCTTCATGGAATAAATTTGGCCTACCTTTTACTTTAGGATCAATGTCGTATCCTACTGCATCAAAACCTATATCTCTTAACGCATTAACATAAGTTCCTAAACCACAACCGATATCTACTATTTTGGCGTCTGGTACAGCATGATTTTTAAACCAAGAAGCTAAATTTTGAGCAAAAGGCTTTTCTTCTTCATCTATTTGCTCTAGATTACAATTTTCACTAATTTGATACCAACCATTGCCAGTGTAAACATTCATAACGTCAGTAAAATATTTTTCATATTTTGGAGCTATATTTTCTAATGAGAATTTCTCACCTTGCTTGCGGCAATCGGCTGGGTTTATTTTATCCACATTTAATGCTGCGTTTACAAAATCTTCAAAAGTGCGACAGCGGAACCCAGTTACACCATGCAAGTTGTTTTCCGTGGCCGCACCCCAGTCAGTGGTAATCGTAGGTGTGCCGGAAATCAAATTTTCAACCTGAACCCCACCGAATGGCTCAACATACATGCTAGGTAAGAAGCTGGCCTTTGCCTTCTTCATTAATTCTTTTCTTTTAGCTAAATCAGCATATCCAACGTATTCACAATGAGACGGTAAATGATACCCCTCTTCTTTTTGCCCAGCGACAATCAGTTTCGCTCCTATTTTTTCTGTGACTTGAATGGCTATATTAACGCCCTTGCCGTCGTAAACGCGCCCAAGGTATAAAAAGTAATCATCTTTCTTATCACAGTATTCAAATTCATTAAGGTCAAAATAGTTGGGTATAACTACATCATACCAACTTTGACGGCACTCACCAACATTTTGCAGTCCACAATAAGCATGATAGATAGCATAAGACTCAAAAATTTTCCATTGAGCCCAATGCCCACCCGCATAACCAATTCCGGGCTCGACGCAAATCAAGTCTTGATGCGCGTCACAAACAGGCCTTACGCCACTACCCCAGAACGGTAGTATAAAATCGTGCTGTTGTTTGCGCTTGCCAACTTCTGCAATCGCATTTCGGTAAAACGTTTGATACGCATGATCGTTAACGTCAAACTTAAAAAAGTTTTTGCGCCAATCATACGACCCGTAAGCGATTTCTAAATCACGGTTGGTTGTTACTGTAACGTGTTCATCGCAGTCCAGCTCCGAATCTTCGTGGCCGTAATGAATGATAGTATGCCCGCGCGGGCGCATCATCTTTGCAAACTTCACAACTTTTTGCGTGTAGGCACAACTTACGTACTCTTTGTTTGAAACAGTGTGCGGTAAACCTAGAATGTGAAAACGCATGGTTATTGGTACTCTTTGATTATGCAGTAGATTATACACTAAAATTGTGCATTTTTAACTTCGCTTAACCTAGTGTATAGTTCAATGTCTTCAGAGTAATACTTTTTTGCCCAGTGTAGTTGATCTTCAGTCAAATTGGGTTTTGAGGGTTCGCTGTTTGTTGTTGGCAGGGGAGTAGGTAAACCAAGATATTCAGCGCAAACATTTAAATTTTCAAATAAAAAATATCGAGCTTGCGGATGGTTCATTAAACCCATGCTGGCAATAGTCCAAGTATGCACATCATCTAAATGATTTGCAATAACGTCGTCTGGAGTTTTTTTCAATCTTGCGCACGCGCTCACAAACCTGTCGAGTGGATTGCGCACCACAACTGCAAAAGTAATTTGTTGAGGAACGCTTCCAGTGCGTAAATCATGCATCCATTCAGTAATGTTCATTACAGGATGCCAACGCTCGTTTACGTGATATTCAGAATAACTTTCTTGACTAGCTTGAGGATTTAAATGCTTTAGTATCAAACTAAACAACGTAAAACTTCCACTTCTAGGCACAAGCGCAAGACCAACTGTGTGATTGTGCCACAAAACACCTCTACTCATGTGGCAATCCTTTGTTTAAGTGAGGATAATCTATAGTGGGAATTGGTTTACTCAAGAAATCGCACAGTTTGCCCCATTTGTCTGCTTCTTTTAAATCAAGTATCAGCAGGTCATTGCACCTACCAGAAAAATAGTTATGCACTAGATCGTGGTAATCATCATATGCCTGCATAAATTTTTTTTTATCAAATATAGTAGTTTTGTACAGAATGGCGCGTCCCTCTAATAACCATAAAAGATCATTAGAATGGCGTGGTGTTAAAGCGGCACTTTTGATCCATGAATCTTTATCTCTAGTGGTCAGAATAAATTTACTATTTGGATAAAAAACATCTAAAATAGGAAATCTAGCAGCTATAGCGGTATCAGTACTGGCTTGATGTTTTTTTATTTCTTCATAGCTCAATGGTTGATGCACTGCTGAGTAACCTAGCATTTTTAATGCTTCGGTTAAAGAAGTGGTTCCAGTTCGTGTTAAACCAATCCCAAATATCTTCATACAAGATTAATACCTTTGGGCACACAAAACCCAAACATAAACAATGTGCGCGGAGAATTACCGGAGCATTGATCAACACTATGAAACAAGTCTGTAACCAAGTACGCCATTAAATCACCAGCGTTCAAATCATATGTTTTATCTTCCACATGAATCAATCCTCCGTTTTCTGCTTTGCTTGTTAAAATATTAAATCTTGCTCCTGACATTCCTTCACCCACACTTGGATCTTTATGGCGATAAACATCGCCTTCGTTAAATGTTACACTTACCACCACGCCGTCTTTTCCATGATCTGGAATTACTTTGCAATTTTTCACTACTTCAAATGTGTTGCGTATACGATTTTGTATGTCATATACTAACTGGCAGTAATTAATTTTAGTACTCATTCGATTAGTGTATCTTTTTTTAGTCGTTTCAAACTGCTTTGCCTCCCAGTTCCCGGTTATACCATCGCAAAATTGATTTTCTTGAATTGCTTGATCAATCCAGCAATTGAGTAGGTTACACTCTTCTTGTGTGATAAAATTTCTAACTAATAATACTTGTCCATCATAAATCATTGTAGTCTCCTAAAATAGCTTGGACGCGCGCTGCGCCATACGACAATATCAAAACTTCAAATTCATTGAAGCTCATAGTGTGAATTTCTCCTTGCATATCAATAACTATCACTGGCTGATCGATGCCTAGCTCTTGGGTGCGTTTAGCCAGAACATACATAGATGTTAACATAGACACATCCGCTACTGTCCAAGCAAGTCGCCAACCTTCGGGAGTTTGCCATCCTGCTGCCAACCAATCTGGCGTATCTGGCTCAGGGTTTTCGCCATTTAGTGAATTATAAAGGTTTATATCTTCTGCATAGTATTGACGCACCAAAGCTTCTTGCTGCTCAGTGAGATTGGGTAAATCACTACCTAAATCAATATTTTCTAAATCGAAATATGGGTTAACACCAAGATATATTGCACATTCTGCAAGTTGCTCTGGAAATTTAAAATATTGCGCATTTGATGCAATCGCCCCAATATTTTTTAAAGACTCAAATACGGGGTTGTTTAAATTTAACAAAGCTTGCTCAACAGAAACATCTAATTTTTTACAGTTAAATAGAAACCGATTAATTGGATCACGCACCAACACGGCAAAAGGACCAGTTGATAAAATATCTGTTGACACTAAACTAGTATTTATTGCTTCTGAAAATTCTTCTGCAAAAGTCGAAATATCCGTGTTATCTTCTGGTATTTCTAAACCGCTATTTGCATAGTAGGTTGCTAATATTTTCTTTAAGATTAATTTACTGCCGCTAGATTCAACTAGCAAAAATCTTTTAACGCCATTCCATATATAATTTGACATTTAAATTCTCCTATATTCCAGTGTGTCTAAAAGTAGTGTTGGCAATTTTTTGATTGGTCCATTCTGTGCCGTCTGGAGCATTGTCATAATCACGAAAACGTAAAACCCCATTGGCAGAATCATTAGTTAAACTAACCCCGGAATCTGCAATAGAATTGACACCATCAGTAGCTCCAACGCCGATATCGCTATTGACTTCTGTTTTGTAGCCATGAACATATTGACGAACAAAAATTGGTGGAAGTGTTTCATTTGCAACGCCTGTTGCTTGCAAATTTAAAGCTTGTCCAATCGCATTTGCGGTATTTCTTGTGGTCAAAGCACCAGCACCCCCATATATTTCATTAACATTGCTCAACGCCACACCAGAATTTACAGGATCTGCAAACGTATTAGTAGCTACGGTGTTATAATTAAATTTTGTGCAGCTCACACGACCAAGAAAATTGTTGTAAGTATCGCCAGTTTGATCACACCAGTAAATGTCATCATAGTATACTGTGTATGTAGCAGAATTAGTTCCACCATTTGTAAACTCACTTTGTGCCCCTCTAAAAAGTCCCAAACAAATACCACGAACATTAAGGCTGGGTTGTACAGTATTTTGCGCGGTTGTGGTAAGATCGATTGTATTATCGTTTGAGTTTCTGTTTAATTTAATTTGAACGGAACCACCAGAACCTGTACTGCTTATTGCGTATTTTACTTCAATATAATTCCAAGCGTTTTCTGTAACAAGACTTGATGAAGCTGCAAGCAACGTGTAATAACTTGGTTCAAAATATGAGTAACATGTAGCACTACAGCCACTTTTACCGCAATTACAGCTAAATACTAAACTGGCGTTCCAAGCTCCATTTGGATTGCTAGTGCCTCGGCGTCTTACTTCTATCTGCCCCAAACTATTGATGCCCACAAAAAAATGTGGTCGAGCTGAATCATCAATTAAAGTAGCAATAGGCACAAATGTTGCATAATGCGTTGCGGTTGTTCTGCCCGCAGGCAAAAAATTGTACCAAGCAAATCCAAAAACACCTGCGGTGTGGTTGGCGTTACTTGGATGTGTAATACTAATTCTGGGATAGGTTAAACTAGAGCTTACTAGTCTTAAACAAGCTCCGTTATTGCGCGGAGAAACATTGTTAGAATCTAAAGCAGTTAAAATCGTAATTCCATTAACATGGCCAGTATTAAAATCTGCGTAATTTAAATATGATTTTACAAGCGAAAACGAACTATAGTTTTCAAAACCTTCGTATGTAATAAGACTCATCTTTTTTTCCTTATAAGTTAACAGTTGTATATTTAAAAATAGTGTTAGTAATTTTTTGATTACCCCATTCACTACCGTCAGAGTAATTGTCGTAATCTCTAAAAACAAGCGCACCAGACACGCCGGTGGTTATTGCAGTGTTTAAATTTGGAAGATTGTCGATTCCCAAACTTAAATCAGCACCATTACTGGCACTATAACCAAAAGCTACTTGTCGCACAAGGGTAGGATTTAAGCTGCCTGAAACATTAACAGCTTTTAAGTTAAAAGTAGTTCCACTAAGGTTTGTTTGAGCCGTAGTAGATAAACCTGAATCTAAATCATCGCTCACATTTTGTAGGGCTGTATTTTTGTTTTGCGGCTCGGTAAAGTCATAAAATGCTACAGTATCAAAATTTATTTTATTGCTACTTATTCTACCCAAAAAAGAATTGTAAGTTGTTCCAGAAGCATCGCACCAATAAATATCGTCGATATAAGTTATGTACTCTTTTGAATGCGTACCGCCATTTGAAGCAGCGCCATCGCCAAAATGGCGACCAAACACCAAGCTTCTTGCGTTTACATTAGATTGTGCAGTGGTTTGAACATTGGTTAATGTTAACGCATTTGAACCAAAAGCGCTCGTATTCATTCTAACATTTATTGATCCAGTGGAACCAGACGCCAATGTATAACTTACCTCGATAAAATTCCAATCATTTGCTAAAATTGTTTGCGTAGTTGCACCTAATGATGTGTAGTTTGTGGCGTCAAAAAGCGGATAATATCCAGCATCATTATTTGTATTCCAATTATAACTAGTGGAATTCCAGCGACAAACTTCAATTTGATTGCTCGCATTTATTCCAACGTAAAAATGCGATATTCCACTAGGATCTACCACTCCTGCAAGCGGTGTAAATCTGGGAATACTGCCCGCAGGCGGCAAATAACTATGCCAAGCAAATCCAAAAGTCCCACTTGTGTGATTAAGATTAAAAGGATGCTGTATCAATATTTTAGGGTAAATCGCACTGTTTGATTCATTAAAATATTTTAAACACGCACCAGAATTTCTGGGCGCAATGTTGTTGGCGTCGGTGATAGTTATTAAACCAATTTGTCCAACGCTTGAGTAATTTAAAATTGTTTGTATGCCACTAAAATTTGTGTAATTTTCCCATCCCTCAAAAGTAATCAAACTCATATTTGTTCCTTTATGAACCTTGGACGGTGTGTCGAAAAGTAGTGGCTGCAATTTTTTGGTTGGTCCATTCTGTGCCGTCTGGGGCATTGTCATAATCGCGTGATGCAATATGTCCTGTTACAGCGTTCGAACCAATTGATACATTTTGATTTAATATATTGTTTGCGCCATTTTGTGCGCCCATAGTAATATTAGCCGCTGCGGTGGATTTATACCCATATACCGTTTGTTTTACATGTATAGGATTGAGTGTTTCATTTGCAGATTCAATACTTCTTAAATCAATAGTTTGGCCCGACGTTGTAGAAGAAATAGTAGTAGTCAGTGCTGAAGTATCGACAAATCGCCGCGACAAAACAATCGCTTGATTTTGGTCAAGTGGTTGTGTAAAATTATAATTTTCTACAGTGTCATAGGATTGTTTTAAGCATTTTACTTGACCTAAAAAGTTATTAAAAGATGTACCCTCTAAATCACACCAATAAAAATCATCATAATAAGCGTAATAGAGTCTATTGGCTGGATTACCGGGATGCGTATAGCCAGTTCTAAATCCTGCTGGCAGTGTTGGATCTCGGTGTAAGCCTAATACTATATTAGAACGCATAGCAGATTGTTCTGTTAGCTGAACATTGTTTAAGTTTATATCTAAAGTAGAATCAGTTTTGGCTCGGTTTAATTTTATTTGAACCAACCCAGTGGCTGAACTGCTGGATATAGAGTATTTACACTCTATATAATTCCAATTATTAATTAACAAAGTATTGTTGGTTGTACCCAAAAGACTATAAATTGAATTAGTTTGAAAAGGAATTAAAGTTTCATTCGTATAAGTAGGGCCGGAGTTGAATGTAAATATATTGCCAGTATTCCAAACAACATTACTAGAATTAAGAGTATTACGGGTATACTGCCAACCAGATGTAATATTTACGTTAGTTACAAATCTACAAATCTGAAGCTGACCTAGACTATTTATTCCAATGTAAAAATGTGGGTGACCTGTTTCTGATACTAAACCAGCGATAGGGAAAAATCCTGAATATTGTGAAGCTACGCTTGAATTGCTTGGAATATAATTATAAAAAGCAAATCCAAAAACACCATTGTTTCTATTGTAGTTATCACTAGATATTAATATTCTGGGATAAGCAGATTCGAAAAAACTATAATTTGATCTTGTTTTTAAACAAAATCCTTTATTTCTTGGTTTTACATTAACCTCATCTGTAGAATCTAAAGAATATAGAAGCCCTGCCAGTGAATTACCTGAAAACGTAGAATAAAAATTTAAATTTCGGTATTTTTCAAAACCTTCGTATGTAATAAGACTCATATTTTAATGCTTTAAAATGAAAGGATTTTATATAATAATATACACCGATTACAATGAGTCGCTGCGTAAAATGCTTAAATAGGCGTTGCCAAGTATTGTATTTGGATGCTCACTAGCGACTATTGTGGCTTCGCGCAGCACAGATAAATACGTGTTGCCCAAGCTTAACGTCGGATTTGTTGGATTTCCCGGTTGTGGAGCAACGGGCGCCACAAAATCGTCTTCGTAAAGTACATCCAAGTACAATGCCGCCGCGTCCATCTTTACTAAAGCAAGGTTAGTCGGATCTTCGTATAGATTGTCCAAGTACGAAGCTGCAATACTAAATTCAGCAGGCGCTTGCGGAGATCCAGCGGGTGGATCAGTATAAAGTATGTTTAAATAGGCATTGGCAATGTAAACCGGGTCAATGGTTGTATAACGGTTATCGCTGCGTAAAATGCTTAAATAGGCGTTGCCAAGTATTGAATTCGGGTGTTCACTAGCGGTTATTGTGTCTTGATTACGCAATACGGAAACAAAAGCATTACCTAAATACACCGCGGCCGTGTCCCACTTATTCATCAAGTAATTTTCGACAGCCTCTCGGTTTACGTCGCTTAGAGCAGAGTTGTACATAACAACTTCGCAATAATCGAAATCGGAATACACGTCGTATTCAATCGAACCGTTGAAGCTGTACGAAACGCCGCGACCAAAGGTCAGGTCTAGTCGCGAGTTGGATGACGAAACGGAATCTGTCTGCGTATTGTTTGCAATTGCCGAACCACCATTGATTCTAATTGAGCTACGAAGCGAAGCTGTTTCGTTGCTGGGCTGAGCCACAATGGAAACGACGAAACACAACCCGGCAGCGACAGTACCTACGGAAGTGACGTTGTTCACTTCTGGTATTGTGCCAGCGCGGGAATAATGCAACACCGACCCCGTGGTATTAAAGCGGCAGGCCGCGCCAAGAGCACCGTTGTCGCCAGAGGGGCTGCCCCACGGCCCAGTTTCAAAAAGAAATTCGTGAGTGTTCAGGGCTCTCGGTTTGACTACAAAAAAAAGCGTGTGGTTGCTTCCGTGTAAAAACTTGAAACTTGCAGTGCTACTTGCAACTGACATGAAATCATCGCTACCGTCAAACCGCAGGGCGGCGAGACTGTTTTGAATTGCCGTTTTGCGCGTCGGGCGACTGCCGCTTGTCGCTTGTATCGCGTGTCGTGCGTTTCCGCTTTTGTCTTCCCACCTTGCTACTGCACCATCCGCCGCGACCAGCGAGCCACCAGTCGTGGCGTCGTAGAGTGTGTTGGCGTCGGAAGCGTCCAGCCAGAGCTGGAGACCTGCGCTAACCCCGCCAGGTGGAGATGGTGGTATGATGCCCCACTTATTTATCAAGTAATTTTCGACGGCGGCGCGATTGGCATCAGAGAGGGCAGAGTTGTAGGCAATGATTTCGCATATCTCGCCATTGAGAAACGCCGTGATAACGCCATCAGTGTCAATATACGCACCAACGCCCGGAGTAATGGACGTTGCATTAAACGAGCCAGATATTGCAGAAGACCCAAATGCCGTTCCGTTTTTGGTCGCCGTGATTGTGGAAGATGCCCTACGGAAACCAAACATCATTAGCGAATTTGATGAATATGTTTCAGCGTCATCGATGTCTATGGCAGCGACGGTATTTGTACGGAAGGTGAATTTTAATTTATCGGAAACAATTTGAGTTCGAAAAACAGGAGCAGAGCCGTTGGTATTGTCTTGAAAAACAACGAAACTCTGAGACCCAGATGGGGCTCGGCTGCGAGTAACGATAAACCACTCAAAATTTGACGAGCCAAAATGGCCAGCAGACGAAGGCAAAAGTAAATGGTCGTTTGTGCCGTCGAACGTAATGGCATCCCGCGAGTTGATTATTGCCGTTTTTCTCATTGGCCTGCTGCCGCTTGTCCCTTGCGTTGCGTGTCGCCCGTTTCCGCTTTTGTCCTCCCACCGTGCAATCGCGCCATCTGCCGCCACAAGCGAGCCGCCAGTCGTGGCATCGTAAAGAGTTGAAGCATCCGCAGCGTCGAGCCAAAGCTGCATACCTGCGCTAACTGGTGGTACGGCGCTGGCTTTAGGTGTTAGAGGTCTAAATAACGGGATCATTTGTTAAGTTCCGGTGTCACCAGCCAATACGTAACTGTCTGTACCTACGGGGATAATTGAGATGGCTGCATAACGACCTGCTGTTTTTGTTTGACTGGATCTATTATTCAAAGTAGCACCAGACGGTGACACTGTTACTTGGCCTGTATTCAACTGTAGTAAAGTGCAGCTGAAGTTAGCTTCCAAACTTGCTGGGAGCGTTACTGTAACGGCAGCAGTAGCTGTAAACTCAAGTTGCTTGCCGTTGTCTGCGTTGGTGAGTGTGTAACCAGTGGCGCCGGATACTACTCTTAAGCTCGAACCGTACTTGTACGCTGAAGAGTAAATGTCTGTGACTGTGTTTCCGACTGCACCAGTAGCTCCTTGTGCCCCAGTAGCACCTTGTACGCCCGTAGCGCCCGTTACACCTGTTGCGCCAGTCGTACCAACTCCTGTTGCACCGGCAGCACCAGTAGCTCCTTGCGCGCCGGTTGCTCCTACCGGGCCTTGTGCGCCAGTAAGAATTTTAATGAAAAGAATATTGTGGTTGTTAGCAAAACCAGTTGTGCCGGTACCGCCAGAATCAGAAAGAGTCACAGAAATTACATCATAAGTTGTAAGCTCTGTCACTGCTCCTGTCACTAAAAATTTCTGATAATTAGCCGATACGTTTTTATCTTGTAAAATAACAAAATCGCCTGCATTAAGCGTGTGAATAAACAAGTTAATGTCTTGATTATCCGCATTAAGATGGCTTATATGTAGTGCTGTGGCCGCTGTTTGCGTAGCAGAATTATAGATGATGTGCTGAGAGGTAGGATCGCCCGAAGTCACGCTAGTTTTGATCTTATAATTAAAGATCGAGCTTGATTCACCGGGAGTACCTTGAGTACCCTGCGGTCCTGTTGCTCCTTGCGTTCCGGTAGCGCCTGTCGCTCCAGTTAAACCAGTTGCGCCAGTTGTGCCTGCCGGACCTTGTGTACCAGTGGCCCCTGTGGCACCTACCGGACCTTGTGTGCCAGTAGCTCCTGTTGCGCCTGCCGGACCTTGTGTACCAGTGGCGCCTACCGGACCTTGTGTGCCAGTAGCTCCTGTTGCGCCTGCCGGACCTTGTGTACCAGTGGCGCCTACCGGACCTTGTGTGCCAGTAGCTCCTGTTACGCCAGTAGCTCCTGCAACGCCAGTTGCGCCAATATTTATATCACCACCAATAAATCTCATTAGCTAATCTCCTTAAACGAGCAGATAACGTGTAAGTCGTTGGCTGCTGAGGCGGTTGCGTAAAGACTCATATTTTCCGTAAGCAGTAGCGGAGAATCTTTGCTTACCGCAATTAGGGTTGCTTTAGATGGAACTGTTACGCTATTGAGTAGACCAGTCGCCGTTCCGGTGTTGGTGGCCGCTGCAAAGACTTGCAGTGTTATATCGCAAGCGTTTGTGCCATCGACATTTGCCACGGTCAGAGAGTCAATCAAAAATAGCTTGTTGCTGCTGGCAGCATTAGTTACAACCTGAGTTGGAGTATTGTCTACCAGTCGCACAAGATTAATTTTGCCTACGATACTTGTGGCTGAAACAATGTTTGGGTTTGCCATTATAAAAGCTCCGTTATTCTAATAATCTTTATTTGTCTAATACTATCTGTAATATTTGCACCTACTACTTTTAGGCAAGCCAAATCGTCTTCGCGCAACTCACCACGAAAAATAAGGTCATATAGAAAACGATTCGCCAAAAGTTCTTCTGGTGGTTCTATTGGTGGCGCTGTACTTGTTGGAGTATCGAATAATAATAATAATGACATTAGAAAACCTCACATTTCAATGCTAATTTAACCAAAATGAATATATTAGTTAGCATTTAATATACTCCAAGTCCCATACATTTGAGTATAAATACCAGAATCATTTGTTATGACTGTCATATCATAATTATATAGGCCTGGATACCAATTTATTACTTGCTTATCTATTTGATATACACCACCAGTATTATTTGTAATTGTTATTCCACTATTATTAGTTAAACTATATATATAATCATTATTAGTTTCATTTATAAAAGTAAAATCTATATTAGCATTAGTTAAATTTAGCGGCACATCATTTAATGTAATTGTAAATATTTTTCCAAGATATGTGTCGCCAGAATAATGGGACGGGAATGTATATTTTTCTCTAGAACATGTCATTTGGGCACCATTTACTATCTCTAAATCTATCATTAATAAATGGAGTTAATATAGCTTTAAAATAACTCCCACTAGTTAAACCACTTGTTTCAGTTTTATATTTTAAGTCTTTATAAGCCGCGCAAGGCCCTTCTTCCATTAAAATTTGCCATGAGCGCCCGCCTTCTGTCTTTGATATAGATGCTGGACCGCATGCTGCTTTTAAACCATCTAAATTTGCCGCAGCTCTTAATTCTGCATTAAGTATTAAGCACGCAGCTTTTGTAACTATCATAGAACAAATGATATCTGATGGTTCTGGATTTATAGTAAATTCACCAACTCTTATATCTAATAATTCAACAGAATAAGATGTTTGACCAGTATAAGTTTCAGATATAACTATTCTTGAGGCTGTAGCTAATAATATTTTTAATTTTTGGGTAGTATATTCATAATCAGATGAATCTAAATCTCCAATTATGGCTCTAAGCATCATTGCCATTAAATCAGAATCACATGAGTTACAATCTGACATTCTACGCTCTTTCACTATAAAAATATATAAAAAAAGGCCGGGGCTTACACCTCGGCCTTTAGAATGATTACTTACTAATGGATATTAGTATGAGCCGAGCATAACTGCGCGAGCATCTAGAACGCCGAAACCAATTTCCATGTCGCCATAAACACCCCAGCGGCCCATACGGTCGAGGTATGGATCTTGAGACATGTTCATCTCTTGCGAGACTGGCATAACGAAAGTGTTTCTCTTGCTTAGATCTAAACCGATACACAACTCTACGTCGGTATGATTGTTAACGCCGTTAACTGGCATAGCGATGTTCAAAGTATCTTCAGCGAAATCTTGTAGTTCTTGACCTACGCCAAGTTCATAAAGAACATGAAGATTTACATTGTGGAAACGTAACATACCATTATTAGTGAAAATTTCACGCCGAGTATATTCATCAACTTGATCAGTATTCCATGAACGGATATCATCCATAGCTTCTAATGATATTAGAAGATCAGTCAAGCGAAAACCACCCATGCTAGTGCTATTACCACCACCATTACGTGCCATAGCAGTGATTAACAAATTCATCAAGCGCATGGTAAATTGACCTTGCAAAGCTTGATTATCTGCAACTACTATACCGCGATCAGTACCAGCCTTCATAAGTACGTGGCCTGCATCTTTATTTAATTTATAAGTGAAACCTGCTTTATAGGCTTCAAGCATATCTTGCATAACATCCCAACGAGCGCGTCGAATATAATGCTTGCAAGCATCAATTGAGTTAGCTATGCGATAAGTATGTATGTAAATATCTTCTCCACTAACAGTACGATAAGGAATAGCGCCGCACTGTGGAACAGTATAAGCAGCAAATTCATTTTCAGTACCAGGAGTTAAGAAGTGGATTGGGAAACGAGGAGCAGGATCATCTGGTGTTGATATTTTATTAAATACCTTGTCAAATAATACTGGGCCATCAAATATACCCTTGCGAATGGGTACTTCTGCTGCTTTACAAAACATTTGTTTTGCCTGAGCGGCTTCTACAAGATTTTCTGAAACACTTTGCTTCAGATATTTCATTAACAATTCATGATTATCCATGATCTATATCACCTCTATTTATTAGTACAATTGAATTCGTATACGAGCAAAACCATTAACTTTAGCTGATTCGAATGTACCAACTCTTGTGCTAGAGGTTGTAGTAGTAAACAAACCACCTGTAGTGAAGTGAGCAGCACTGCCTGTAGTAGGATTTGAACCAGTATGAATCATATCAGTGACAATCCAGCCACCTTTTAAGACTTCAACTTTAGAACCAATCTGAGTTTCCATCTTTGACTGCATTAATGGGCAAGTTGTCAAATCTTTATTAACAACATCTTGCATTAATACTCCGCAAGGACTGCCAGTGGTTCCAGTAGGAATTGTCGCTGTATTAACATCAGTGTCAAGACCGGGTTGACCAACTGCACCAGTTGGATAAATTAATACAATGCCAGCTTCAGCTACTTGATTCAAATAGAATGAAACTTCGCTATCACCGCGATTGAAAAAACGATCTCGTTTTAACATTACTTTTTATCTCCGTCGATATTTACGTTTATTAAATTAGCTATAATTTTCTGTAATTCAGAATACTCTTCCTCTTTTGAAGGAGTAGTAGTGTCTACATTAACCTGTGCATTACTAGTATTATCAACTGGTTCAACACTGGCTAAAACTTGTTGGGGAGTTTGAGTACCGTTATTAATCACAGTAGAAGTCGAGTTTTTAGCTGCAGCAACTAGGGCTTCTTTAACAGGAACCCATTGCTCGTCAGTTAAATTAATATATAATTTAGCACTTGCTGATGCCTTATCTTGTGAAAGGCCTTCAGATGTAAGTTCTGTTTTACGGGTTAAGGTTTGATATTCTAATTTTAGACTATCAATTGATGCTTTTAATTCAGAATTTTCTTTCTGAAATACTTCTAATTCTAATTGAGCCTTGCTCTTATTCTCTTCTAAGAGAATTGCTAAAGCTTCTTTTTCTGACTTCAATGCTTCAAAGCTTGCTGACAATGCAGCAAATTCTTGCTTCAAAGTATCTAAATCAGTTTGAATAGTATCTGACATTTGTTTATTCTCCAATACATGTGCCACTAAGGATTGTACACCGTCTTCATAATCCGATGGTGCTGGAATATTAGTAAAAATAATACTTCTCTTATTTGCAGGATTAGTTGTAAAACCTTTTCCAGTGAAAAGTATACCCCTAGGAGCCCTACCAACTCTATAATCACCAAATAACCCATTACCGCCAAAGCAACGTAAATGTTTTGACATATCTGCGGTTTCTTCAGTTCTTTTAACTACTTTATATTCTTTTGCATTTGATAATACATAATCAAAATCTTCAAAAATACATTCCATAGAAACAAACATTTTATTTTCTTCTATAGAATTAATTAATTCCATTACTTGGGCAGATTTTTCTTCTTCATACCAAGAAGTATATACTACACTAGCATTTACTAAGCTATATATAGCTGGTAAATCTTCTACTGCGGTATCTTCTGGAATTATTTCACCATGATCATCTACTGCCCATATATCAGTCATATGGCCAACTATAATATCTTGATCATGATTAATGTTAACTGGATGATGTATAGGAGTATGTCTTGCATTCCATACTTCCTCTTTTAAAAATACATCGTCATTTGTGTTCCAAACTGTAGAAACTAAAATAGAAGTTACTGGATATAAATCTTTAGTTAGTTTCTTATTTGCTGTCGCAAAATTTTGCACAGCTTCATTAATAAATTGGGCTTTATTATCATAACTTAATTCTGTACAGTAAGAAATTGATCTACTGTTAAGTATTAAGCCTGCAATATTATGTTCTGATTTGTAAATTTTCATTATAAATTATCGTATATATATCTATTTTTTCTTCTTGCGTTAATTCACGAGACAGTGAAGACGATACGCTTGTTAGTAAATTATTAATTTTTTTAAGAAAATCTTTATTAATTTTTACACCAAGTAGATTTTTAAACTCTTCTTCCCCTATTTTATTAGGGTCGGTTAAATTAAAAAACATATTAATTCTTAAATCATCATAATCATTATACTGTGCAGTAGTCAAATCTCTTAAAGTCTTCTTTTTATAAGCTTTTAATATTATAGGTTTTAAATAGTTAGTTATTTTTTCATAAGCTATTTTTGCCTGTAATTTATTACCAAAAGAACCAATAGGGTTAAATTTTTGTCTTTGTCTTTTTTGGCTATCTTTCTTATTTTTAGGTCTGCCAGGTATGCCTTGCGCTTTATCAGGTTGAGGCAGTGGTTTCATATTAAAACTATCTATAGTTTCTACTCCTGTTTTACCAGGATTTATTAAACCTTTAGAAATAGCATCTCTTAAAACTAATTTTTCAAAATCTCCCTCATTGTAAGGTCCAGGCTTACGCGCGCGCTTACCTTTATCTCTCTGTTTTTCTTCTTTATTAATTCTAGATCTTTCAAGTTCTGGATTATTATTAAAGGCGTGCTGCAATAATTCATCAGAGATAAGATTTCTATCTGCTAATTGTATTAATAAAGCTTTATATGCGGTATCATCTGTTAAATTAGAAAAGTCAAATTCAACAATAGGTTCTTTTGAAAAACCCATAGCTTCTTGGACTTGTTTTAACTCATTCATCCAAAAATTAGATAATATCATTCTACCATGCTCTAATCTTTGTAATAAAGTCTTTAAACTAATAAAGTTATTAGTAGAGCCAGCACTATTAGTTGCTCCAGCTAAAGTAGATGGTATTCCTAAACCTTGATATATCTTTTCTAAGTGAGGAACATATTTCTCTTTTCCTAAAAATTGATGGACTGTGGTTTTACTTTCTTCTAGAGTTATAGCCTCATCCCAAATTATATCTATAGTTCCACCAGGAGAATGAGATTGTAAAACATCATCAAGTCTTTGAAATAAAGCCTCGGTAGGTATTAATTTCTTTTCTACATTACCAAGTTTAAATATTCTAATATTAGATATTGCCCCATCTAATGCTGTTCTATCTGCTAGTTCTAGCCTATAAAGCATATCTATATCTCTAAATACAGAATATAATATTGGTTTTGACCATGCGCACCAATCATCTTTTCTATAATGATAAACTAAAGTAGTGTCATTGTCTAATGGTATTGGAGTGCCTTTTTTTATAGCATCTTTGATATCTTGTTGTAAATCTTGATATTTTTTATTATTATTATTTCTTACATCAAAAGCTTGTGGTATAGTAACTACATATTTTTTTTCTTTATAAAAACATGATAAATCGCCTCCATCAACATCTACAATGGCTGGATTTATAAAAGTATAAGCATAAGGGATAATATTACTAGCAGAACTCATATCTTTCCGCTGTTTTTTAGTAATTTTACCCATACTTTTTTTAATTATAACATTAGCATATCTGTATAAATAATTTGCAAAACGTTCAGTAATTTCTTGACCTTTTATATGTTTATACCATGCTCTATAGAATCTTTCTACGCTTTTAACTGGATGTGAAATTCTTAATCCTTGGCCTGTAAAATCAGCCATTAAATCAATAATATTTCTAATTAAAGAGCAATCATAATATACCCATGAAGCTTTCATCATAATATCAGAATGCTTTACTGGTTGACCACCTCTTTGGCTATCCCAATCAGCGCGATTAAAACCATCACGCCCAGATATATTTCCATCAACACCATGATAAGTTTGTCTAAATGAAGCCATAGCTTTATTTCTTGCATTGATGACATCTTTTGTCATCTCACTGCCTTCCCAACTTATATAATAATCTTTCATTTGTGGCCTTTTTTCTAATGGTATTATAATAATATTAATACACCACTATCTTTTTGGTCTTCCATAGAAATTAGGTGAAATGTTAGCAAGTGGGCCAGAAGCATATAATTTTTGGTTATTGTTTATAGATTTATGATTTTGAGTTCCAGATAAAAATCCAAGAATATTATAAGTTGGTGGTACAACCATTATTCTACCAGTCTGTCTTGCTCCCATATTAGCCATGACTAATGAGCTATATCTATCTTTACGCATTCTAGATTTTTTTCCTGTGCCTACTTTTGTTTCTGGAGTGTCCCATCGTTCTGAACCAGTAGGTGTTTTAGTATGTACTATACTAGATAGTTCTGATTTAAGCTCTTCAATCTCAAACATACAATCTTCTAAAGTATCATATAAACCTATTTTTTCTTCAATATCACTATATTTAATACCTGAATCTTCTATTTTTTTCTTATCTTCTTGATGTGCAATAGCTAGGGTTACACTATCAAAATCAGGAAATAAAAGAAGTTTTTGCTCTAAATCATATTTTAAACCATGATTTGCTTCTTGAACCCATTTTTGATTAACAAATTGGCACATAGTTAAAATATGTAAACCAGGTAAATCATCTGTTATTTGTGGATTACCTTCTTCTATTATAGGATAAATTGAGATTGACCCATCTCTGGGTGTAGCTAAAGCCTGTTCTAAGGTTCTGCCGCCACCTTGAGCATCCATATATATTCCAGCGCAAGGGAATACACTCATTAAATCTCTTATTTTTTGAACACAGTATTGGAAATAATCATTTTCCTTTACTATTCCAGCCAAAACTTTTTGCTGATGTTTCTTCCTATTAATTGTCCAACAATTAACAATTCTGGTGTGGTCTTCATGTAGTTCTAATACGGTAATCGCCATGTTATCAACTTCGGATGCGGGGTCGACGCCAAGAACATATTTTAAATTTTTGTCTCCATTTATTTTTGCTGTATATATAATTTTTTTATCATTTATTGTAATACTATTCTTGCTATTAGCTACACAAGATCTTATTAAACTACTTTTAATAAAACCGGCAGAGTCTTTACTAAATACTGCCCCGTATTCTCTATTATACGCATCATTAGTCATACTTGCTCTAGCTCTAGCAACAGTATTAGCATCCATGATGCCGGGAGGAATTAATTCATAAGGTATTCTTACTATTGAATAATCTTTCCAGTTTAATTTATGTATCTCGTCTTCACCCATTATGCCTTCGAGTTTTTTCATATCTCCACGGCTTTCTATAATGGTTTTATAGACTTTCCAATATCTTGCAAAATGTTCAAAGTCATAAGTACATGTTCCAGAAAGTATTGACTGGTTTCCGCCTTTAGAAGCAAAATTTTCTTCCATTTCAGCAGTCCAAGTACCTTCTTTAATCATATATTCTCTTTTAAAGAATAAGTTCATATTCTCGATAGGATTTTTTGCAACTGCGCCGAAACCAGAGATAACAACTTCATATATTTCTGGATTTACTGACCCGAACTCGTCCATGATAACTGTGTGTGCTCTTAAACCTCTAATTGTTTGGCCATCGCCAACGGGAACAAAGTGAGCTTCACTTTTCCCTATAAAAAATGAGCATTTATCTTGGAATGTATGGGGTCCGTCATTTCTCCCGCATGTAGATCTATAAACATCTCCAGCGTCCCACATTTTATTTGCTTCTTGGAACACGAATTTTGATTGTCTATATGCCGCGCCGCAAACGACTATCTTAGAGCCAGGCACTAACCTTAGCTTTAACATAACATATAAAGATAATAAAAATGTATTATGGCTAATATAACCATTGCTTAAAAAGCTATGATCATTTGGAATATGAACATCATAAGTGTCATTTTCAGATTTTTCTATATTTTCTATAGTACTATAATAATAATTACTATTATATATTTTTTCTAACTCTATATATTCATTAGAGTCTTTTGCAAAATCGTATATTTTTAATATCTTTTTAAGTGTTTTATTACTTATGTCGTAAGTAGATAATCTTGATTGAGATACTAACTTTGATTTATAAGAACACGCTTTTTTAGAAAAAAAACGTTTTTCTTCTTTTCTTCTTTTTTCTAATTTAAATATTAAATCATTAATCAAAACTTTTGGTATGTTACCTTTATTTGGATTACTCTTTTTACTTAATAAGTGATTAAGTTTTAACACCTTTCTTTTACAAACAAAACCTATATATTTTGCGTAATTTTTAATAGACTCTCCATCACATATATATAATTTATAACTTTTAAATCTTTTATTGTTACAAACAGTATAGTTTTCTGATATTCTACTAATTATACCAAAACATAATAAAACTTGCTGAACTTGTTTAATAAGTTTTTCAGATACTGATGAATAACCTATTAAATTTTTTGCTACGTGGCCATCAGTATCCATAAGACCACGAATAAATGCTGCAAGATTTTTGCTGCCAGATTCTCTTATAATTCTTGGTATGTTTTTATCATGTGCTTTTTTATTATATAGGCCATAATAATTATTTATATCTTTACTGATTTGTTTGCCATAAAAAACATAATTAAAAGGCGCAATGAAACCAGGTTTCTTATTAAAGAATTTTTGCCCTATTTCACACCATTTATCTACAAGTTCTTTATCTGTATTAGTAAATAATATTTTACTTTCCTGCGAAACCATGCCGTCGCCAACAATAGCTCCTAGCCACCAAGCAATATCTTCATTTATATCTTTATGCTTATTTTTAAGTTTTATAACTTTTCTACTTATTGGTACAATATCGCCTATTTTTAGGTCTTCAAGATTTACCCATTCTATTTTATTATTTCTTAAAGTTCTAATCGGGTGATTATTAGTGCCTTCTAAAGAAATGCCTAGATTATTTATAATTTTTATTGTTGGAGTTTTACCATTATAAAAAGCATAATCTGTTTTATTCCAGCCATTTTCACCATAAAAGTTTGTTACTGTTTTATAGTGTGTCAAAGGCAATAATTGATTTTTATCAAGTTCTAAAAACTCTTCGAAATCTATTATGCCGTTTTCAGTAACACACATAGTATCTTTAGTTATGCATTTACTAAAACCGCGACTGCCGATAAGCATTGGGAACGGCCTCGTCCACAATTCTTCTAAAACTAATGCCTGCATTGGTGATAAAGTTATATTTAATAATATCTTTGCAGCCCACCATAAATAATTGGCTGTAGACATCATTCTAACTATATCATATGCTGGAATTTTACCAGTTTTAATATCTAAAGGATTAAAAGCTTTAGATGCAGCAGTTAATTGACTTGGATTTAGCCTAGTATAAGCAAAATCCTTCATATCGTAAAATTCGTTGGCTATTTTGAGGATTTTCTTATCCATTCGATCCACATCAATCTCATCATTTGTGTAGTTATATAAGACGCTTTAGATGCATCTCCCGCAAAGATTACTGGAATATTTCTAGTAATGATTATATTGTTTAACCAACTGCTTATAAAAGGCCCAGTTACTTTTAATCTTTTTCTTATTCTGCTCCCGACTGGGAATTTAATTAAATCTGCATATGAAAATTCACAGATAATAGCTTTATGCTGATAACATTGCAGTCGCAAAAGAACATTCTCCATTCTTTTTTGGAACATATTGCCAGCTATTTCTTCTATGCTTTTCTTTCTTTCTATACAAAAAGTATCTTCTAACCCGACTATCGAATAATCGCCGGTTTCGAGTTTCTTCTTAATTGGATCATTACAATACTTTTTATCAAAAACGAGCGGTATTTGCTCTCTAGTATCAATGATTGGTGTAAACTTCTGAGTCGATTGCGACATGTACTAACTCTTCTATTATAGTATTAAAATCAATCTTATTTTCCCATCCAAGTTGCGTTTTAGCTTTGGTTGCATCACCTTGAAGGAAATCTACTTCTCTTGGTCTATAAAATTTTGGATCTACAACCCAATAATTATCATAGTCATATATATTTATAGCACCAAAAGCTGATTTTAGTACTTCTCTTATGGTATGGCATTGGCCAGAAGCTAATACGAAGTCATCGGGTTTGGAGTGATTTAAAATTAACCACATCCCCTCGACCATATCGGCCGCGTGGCTAAAATCGCGCACTGAATCTATATTTCCAAGCCTTAATTTTGGATAATGAACACCACCTTCTAGTAATATATGCTCTTTCTCAAAAGCAATAGGCAGGCGTTGATTATCATTACAGTATTTCCAGTATCTAGCTATCCATTTTGCTATTTTTTGCTCAACAAATTGCTCGCCGCGCATTGGTGAAGTATGGTTATGTAAAATGCCCGCGCACGCCCATATATTATAACTTTCTCTATAAAGCCTAACAGACTGGTGGGCCGCGAGCTTTGCTACTGCATATGGTGAATTTGGGGTGAAAGGAGTATCTTCATCTTGATATTTAACTATATTATAAGACATCCCACCATAATCAATAAAATTTGGATCTATAATATATTTTTTCATATCGCGATCAATTACTTTGGTAGAATAATTAGATCCCCACAACTCAGATGTGCTAGCTTGGTATAACTTTGTATTGGGGCAATATCTTTTAATTGCTTCTAAGATATATAGCGGGCCGAGCGCATTAACTTCAAAAGATGAGATTGGATGCTCAAAACTGTAATGGACATGTGATTTTGCTGCTAGGTTATAAAATTCGTCTGGTTTAATTGTATTAATAAAATTATTTACAGCAGATGGATCTGTTATATCTAAGACCGCCAAATTTAAATCTTCTAAATGCTCCCAATTTTTAAATCTAAGAGAGATTGGAGTACTAGAATATGTATGAGTGGCCCAAACTTCATATCCTTTATTTAAAAGAAATTTAGTTAGGTAATAACTGTCTTGCCCTGGCGCCCCCGTTACTACTGCGATCTTCTTATTCATTTGTTAAT